AAAACAATCTTTGGAAACCAGCAAATGGTAAGACTCAAGTGAGAATCGTACCTTACAAGTTCAACAAAGAAAATCCTTTTATCGAACTTTATTTCCACTACAACATTAACAACAAATCTTATCTATCTCCGATGTCTTTCGGAAGACCTGACCCAATTGTTGAGTTTGCTGACAAACTTAAAAGAATGGGTGATAAGGAAGATTGGAAAGCTGCTAAGAAAATGGAACCAAAGTTGAGAACATTCGTACCTGTTATTGTAAGAGGTGAAGAAAACGAAGGAGTTAAATTTTGGGGATTTGGTAAGACGGTTTATCAGGAAATCTTAGGTTACATCGCTGACCCAGATTATGGAGATATTACCGACCCAACAACTGGTAGAGATATCACTATTGATTATGTATCAGCTGAAGATGCAGGAACTTCTTATCCTGTAACTACAATTAGAGTTAAACCAACTCAAACTCCTATTTTGGAAGATTCTGAAAAATTGAAAGCAGCAATGGAAGGTCAAACTAACATTACTGATATCTATCAGGAACTTTCTTACGCTGAATTAAAAGGTGTATTAGAAGGGTGGTTGAATCCAACTGGTGATGAAGGTTCTGAATCAACTTCACAATCAACATTATCAACACCGGCTCCGGCTCCACAATCGGCACCAGCAGCAGCTCCAATTAAAAATGAAGCATTCGCCGCTACACCAGCAGTTGAGGAACGTAAGAAAATGGATGATGTAGCATCAGCATTTGATGACTTATTCAACAACTAAAAACTAAAAAGTTATATGGCAAAAACATCGAAAGAGGTGGATTTAGCAAGTGTTCTTGCTGATTCCCTAAACAAACAATCCAAAGACCAAAGAGTAGCATTCTTTTTGGATGCCGGAGATTCCCCAACCGACGTGAGTGGGTGGGTATCAACTGGAGCATCAATGCTAGATGTTGCCATTTCTAATCGACCTTATGGTGGATTACCTATTGGTAGAATCACCGAAATTACTGGACTTGAACAATCTGGAAAATCATTAGTATCTGCTCACCTCCTTGCTGAAACACAAAAGCAAGGTGGTGTTGCGGTTCTAATAGATACCGAAAATGCGGTCAGTAGAGAGTTCTTACAGGCAATTGGAGTAGATGTATCTAAATTACTATATGTAGCGGCTGAGACAGTAGAACAATGTTTCGAATACACCGAAATCATTATTGAGAAAGTGCGAGTAGCATCGAAAGATAAACTCGTAACAATCGTAGTGGATTCAGTAGCAGCAGCATCAACTGAAAAGGAGATGGAAGCAGATTATGGTAAAGATGGATACGCAACCGATAAAGCAATTATTATCTCAAAGGCAATGCGTAAAATCACAAACTTAATTGGTAGACAGAAAATCACATTGGTTTTCACAAATCAATTAAGACAGAAGATGAACGCTATGCCATTCTCTGACCCTTGGACAACTTCTGGTGGTAAAGCAATCGCTTTCCACGCATCGGTTCGTTTAAGATTAAAGAGTATGGGAACCATTAAGGCAAAGGAAAATGGTAACGATAGAATCGTAGGTATCAAAGTACGTTGTCAGGTTGTTAAAAATCGTATGGGTCCACCATTACGTTCCGCTGATTTCGATATCTTCTTTGATAGAGGAATCGATAACTATGGAGCATGGTTGGCGCAAATGAAAGAGCATGGTTTGGTAAAACAAACTGGTGCTTGGTATGAGTACACCGATATTGATACTGGTGAAATTATCAAATATCAATCTAAAGATTTCCCAAAATTATTACAAGATAATGACTCTATTAGAGAACAAATTTACAAAGGAATTTGTGAAGCAACAATCTTACAATATAAAAAGGATTCAATGGATACCGATAATTTGGTAGTAGATTCTGAGGTAATCGGGGATTAAATTATAAAAAATATGTTATGAGTAGATTGAAAGAAATGTTAAAAACAAGTGCACAAGCCGATAGAGCAAAAGCACTACTTACATTAGAATTATTAGAAAAGAATCCAGCTGGAATTGGTGACCATTCTACAAATGATTTCTATAACAACGCTGAAGAAGCTCTTCAAATGTTGGTAGATGCAGATGATAGATTGAAAGCAATAGAAACTTATTTTAACTCTGATAAAACTAACTAATGAAAGAACTCTATAAAGATATCCTCAATAAAGTGAGTGAGGAACACAAAACAAACCACCTAAGAGAGAGAAACAGTAGAGTTCTTATCATTGATGGACTTAATACCTTCATCCGTAGCTGGACAACTAATCCTACAATGAATGAGGATGGTGACCATACGGGTGGAGTTATTGGTTCCCTTAAATCAATTGGATACCAAATCAGAGAATTTAACCCAACTAGAGTTATTGTAACTTTTGATGGTAAGAATGGTTCTGAATCCAGAAAGAAAATCCATGAGGGGTATAAAGCTGGTAGGGAAAAAAATAGATTTAGAGTTAATCGCACCTATGGTGAGATGATGAGTGAAGAGGATGAACGATTATCAATGAGGCAACAATTTGTATGGCTGAATGATATGTTGGATTATCTACCAGTTCAAACAATGATTTACGATGGAATTGAAGCAGATGATACTATTGCATATTTAACCCAATATACTCAAAATGAGTATGATGGTGAAGTTGTAATTGTTTCAACTGATAAAGATTTCCTACAATTAGTTTCTGATAAAGTTAGTGTATTTTCACCAACTAAAAAGAAACTATATAATAGACAAGTTGTATTTGATGAATTTGAAATTTGGCCTGAAAATCTCCTATTATATCGTACATTAGATGGGGATAAATCCGATAACATTCCGGGTATTAAAGGATGTGGTATCAAAACACTTCTTAAACGATTTCCTGAACTATCTGAAGATAGACTTATTACGCATGATGAATTGTTTCAAATGTGTGAAGGTAAATTGGGTAAAATCAAACTTTATAATGATATTTTAGAAGCAAGGGAACAACTCCTTATGAATAAGCGATTAATGGAGTTGAAAGAACCACATATACCAACAAATCAAAAGCTTAAGATAATTGATAGATTCAGAGAAGATGATGTTGCATTCAATAAATTAGAATTCCTTAAAGTTGGTAACAAATATAAGGTTTTACAAAATTGGAGAGACATTAATGATTGGTTACAATCGACATTCCACAACATTATTATAAAATAAATTAGGTTTTATCACAAATTTTTTATATCTTTGTGGAAACAAATAGGTTATATACATGCAAAATACAGACACACTATCTAAATACGGACAATCATTTCAAACAAAAGTTTTATCTTGTTTGATTGCTGATGTTCGTTTATTAGATACGCTCAGAGAGGTTATACATCCTAAGTTTTTTGAATCCGAAGCAAACAAATGGATTGTTGAGGAGATAATGGAATATTATGATGATTTCAAACGTACACCATCATTAGATGTGTTTAAAGTTGAAATTTCAAAAATGGAAGATGTCGGAATGCAGAAACGAATTGTTGAACAACTTAAATTGGCATTTACCCAATTAGGTGATAATGACTTGGATTATGTAAAAAAAGAATTTTCTAACTTTTGCATCAATCAGAATCTTAAAGAAGCAATTGTACAATCCGTTGATTTATTAAAAGCTGGTTCTTATGATAGAATTAAAGATTTAGTAGATAAAGCAATGAAAGTTGGAGTTGATACTGATTTGGGTTTAGATTACGTTTTAGATTTTGAAGAACGTAGTGAAGATTTAAATAGAACAACTGTACCAACTTCTTGGGATTGTATTAATGGGTTAATGGATGGTGGATTAGGACCCGGTGAATTGGGAGTAATAGTTGCACCATCAGGAGTTGGTAAAACTTGGGTACTATGTGCACTTGGAGCGGCTGCTGTGAAAGCTGGAATGAATGTAGTACATTATTCATTAGAATTATCCGAACATTATGTAGGACAGCGATATGATACTGTATTCACACAAATCCCATCTGGGGATTTAAAAAATAGAAAAGAGGATGTACTTCAAAAGATTAAAAAACTAAAAGGTAGATTACTCATTAAGTATTTTCCACCAAAGGGTATATCAGCTAGAAACATCGAATCTCACATTGAAAAGATGACTGCTGCGGGTAATAAACCGGATTTAGTTATTATTGATTACGCTGATTTACTACTCTCTACTACAAACAAATCAGAATCAACTTATGGTGAGCAAGGTGGTGTTTATATTGAACTAAGAGGAATGGGTGGTATGTTAGGAATACCCGTTTGGACAGCATCTCAAACCAATCGTTCGGCAATTGATAGTGAAGTTATTGAAGCTGATAAAGTGGCTGATTCATACGCTAAAGTTATGAACGCAGATTTCATTATGAGTATCAGTAGAAAATCTAAAGATAAATTAAACAACACCGCTAGATTTCACGTGATGAAGAATAGATTCGGACCGGATGGATTAACATTCCCATCTAAAATGGATACTAATATTGGTTCAATTGAAGTATTTGAAGCATCATCATCTGATGGAATTATTACATCAAAAGAAAGTAATGATGGGGCGATTATGGAGAAGAAATTATTACATAAAAAATATGTAGATAACTTTGGATAATACTCAATCAATCAATATGTGGTATGTAAAAATACCAAACAAAAAAATAAAAAAATTAACTTTGTAAATTGAATTCTTTTTCAATATATACAATAGTTATAATCACCCAACTGAAAAAATGGTTGGACTTAACAATTAAAAACAAAATAAAGATTATGGCAAATTCGCAAGAAATTTTCGAACAAATTAAAGAGTTATACACTCAATTTGAAAAAGAGCACAATGGTACAACCAAAGCTGCTAAATCAAGAGCTAGAAAAGCTATTGGTGAGATTAAAAAATTGGTAACTGATTATAGAAAAGTATCCATAGAGGAAACTAAATAATAGAGTTAAAACTATGAGCAAATTATTTACTGAAAGAATACCCTACAAACCATTTGAATTTCCAGTGTATTATGAAGAAGGCTGGTTAAAACAAGCTCAGGCATTTTGGTTACATACTGAAATCTCAATGCAGGGTGATGTTAAAGATTGGAATGAAAATCTTACATCTGATGAAAAACATTTGGTTGGTAACATTCTATTGGGTTTTGCTCAAACTGAATGTGCTGTATCTGATTATTGGACTACGATGGTAACCAAATGGTTTCCAAAGCATGAAATTAAGCAGATGGCTATGATGTTTGGTTCACAAGAAACAATTCATGCAACCGCATATTCATATCTAAATGAAACATTAGGGTTAGATGATTTCTCAGCATTTTTGCACGAACCTGCAGTTGCTGAGAAATTCCAACTCTTAACTTCTACTACAGCTGATTGGACACATAACGATTTGGAAACAAATCCGATAGCAAGACAGGAAGTAGCAAGAAGTTTGGCAATCTTTTCAGCATTCGCTGAAGGAGTATCGCTCTATTCATCATTTGCGGTTCTATATTCGTTCCAAATGAGAAATCTATTGAAAGGTATAGGACAACAAATGAAATGGTCTGTAAGGGATGAATCCTTACATTCTAAGATGGGTTGTCAATTGTTCAATCATATGTGTGAAGAGTTTCCTGAATTAAAGGAAGCTAGTAAAGAATCAATCGAAGAAGCAGCTAAACTAATCGTAGAATTAGAATCTCATTTTATTGATAAGATGTTTGAAAATGGTGATTTAGAAAATCTAAAATCATCAGATTTGAAAGAATTTATTAAAGCGAGAACAAATACCAAACTTAGAGAATTAGGTTATGATGGTATTTTCGAATTCAACTCTAAGAAAGCTGATAATTTAGAATGGTTCTATCACTTAACTGGTGGTACTACACATACTGATTTCTTCGCTATTAGACCTACTGATTATTCAAAGGCTAATGAAGGGGAAGATTGGGGAGATTTATTTTAATAAACATTAGGTTTAATCAAATAAATTTCGTATATTTGTAGTATGAGTACATTCACATATTTAAATAATTGCATCAAAACTGATATTGCACCAAGCCCAATACATGGAATTGGTACATTTGCTCTTAGAGATATCAAAGCCGGTGAATCATTATTTGAAAGATGGGATGGGGAAACTGCAACATATACAATAACCCATTTAGAATTTGAACAACTACCAATATATGTTAAACGCATAATACTTAAATCATACGAAAATAAAAGGGGTGAATACCCCTTTGTATGGTTTAAATTATATAATGATGGATATTTTAATTTAGTAAATCCATTGGCATATACAAACACATTAGGTGTTGAAAGGGCTAACTTCAACACTCAAAATAAAATAGCAATTACACACATTAAAGCAGGTGAAGAATTATTCGGAACCTACGATTTAGATAGCACAATATTATGAATTTTGATGAATTAATACAAAACGTAAAAGGATGGGCTGATGCTAAGGATATCCTAAAAGCAGAAAACGCACCCAAACAATTGATGAAAGTGATGGAAGAGTTGGGTGAAACCGCTGGAGCAATCGCAAAGAACAAAAAAACAGAAGAAATCCAAGATGGGATTGGTGATACATTTGTAACATTAATCATATTAGCATATCAGTTGGGATTAGAACCAGCTGAATGTTTAGAGCATGCTTGGAATGAAATTAAGAATAGAAAAGGAAATACTGTTAATGGTGTTTTCATAAAAGAAGAGAATTAAAATGGCTAAAAATTACGGAGAAGATTTAGGTTGGGAATTGGGAGTAGATTTTCCAGAATGGGGAAATACCGAAATCTATGTAAAAACTATTAGTAAAGGGTATTTGCTAGCTGGAGAGAAACCAAAAGATGCATATTGGAGAGTTTCTACTAAAGTAGCACAACGATTAAACAAACCACAATTGGCATCAAAGTTTTTTGATTACATTTGGAAAGGTTGGTTAAACTTGGCTACACCTGTTTTATCAAACACTGGAACTGATAGGGGTTTACCTATATCTTGTTTCGGAATTGATGTAGCTGATTCAATATTTGATATTGGTACTAAGAATTTAGAACTAATGTTATTAGCAAAACATGGTGGTGGGGTTGGAATTGGTATTAACCAAATTAGACCAGCTGGAGCACAAATTACTGGAAATGGAACATCTGATGGTGTAATTCCATTTACAAAAATCTATGATTCAACCATACTTGCCACAAATCAGGGTTCAGTTCGTAGGGGAGCAGCATCTGTTAACCTAAACATTGACCATAAAGATTTTGAAGATTGGTTAGAGATTAGAGAACCAAAAGGTGATGTAAATCGCCAATCACTTAACCTACACCAATGTGCAGTAGTAGGTGATAAGTTTATGAGAAAGTTGGAAAACGGAGATGAAGAAGCTCGTAGAAAATGGGGTAAATTACTTCAGAAACGTAAAGCAACTGGAGAACCTTATATTATGTTTAAGGGTAATGTTAATAAACAAAACCCAGAGATGTACAAAGTTAATGGATTGAAAGTTCATATGACAAACATATGTTCTGAAATCGCTCTTCATACTGATGAATCACATTCATTTGTATGTTGTTTATCATCTTTAAACTTAGCTAAGTACGATGAGTGGAAAGATACTGATTTAGTATATACCGCAACTTGGTTTTTAGATGGAGTTCTTTCAGAATTTATCCAAAAAGCTAAAAACTTAAAAGGATTTGAAAACTCAGTTCGTTCTGCTGAAAAAGGTAGAGCATTGGGATTAGGTGTATTAGGATGGCACACTTATTTACAACAAAGGGGTATTCCATTTGAAGGAATGATTGCACAATTTGAAACTCGTAAGATTTTCTCTCAATTAAAGATTGAATCTGAAAGAGCAAGTAGAGATATGGCAGTTGAATTGGGTGAACCTTTATGGTGTAGAGATAGTGGGTTTAGAAATACACACTTAAGAGCAATTGCACCAACGGTATCAAACTCTAAATTGAGTGGTGATGTATCTGCTGGTATTGAACCTTGGGCAGCTAACGTATTTACGGAACAAACTGCTAAAGGAACTTTTATTCGTAAGAATGGTGAATTGGAAAGGGTTTTTAAAAAAATAGGAATCAATACAAAAGAAATTTGGGATAAAATTATGGCAGATGGAGGTTCAATTCAGGATATTAATGAATTGAATGAATGGAGATTCTTAAATGGTAAAGTATTAAAGAAAGAAGATATATCTGAATTAGATTACGAAAAATCATTTAATATTAAGGATGTATTTAAAACATTCAAAGAAATAAATCAATTAGAATTGGTTAGACAAGCT